GCTGCATTAGACTACACAGGTCTGCAGTTTGCACAGGAGTATGTGGAAAACATCAAGGACAGCAAGACCGACGAGCGTAAATTACGCGACGAGATAAAGCAAGCCCATGATGATGCCAGCGAGCGCGACCGTGCCACAGACGCATATCGCCAGTACATAGCCAGTCTGCATGAGGCCATCCGTCAGAACAAGATAGAGAGGGCGCAAGCCTACTTCGACCTTGTGGGCAAGATGTCGGGCAGTCTTCGTGAGAGCATCGCCAACGCACAGGACTTCAAAGAGGCCGAGAAGCAGCGCATCCGCGACATACAGCACAATGCCAACAGCGACATGGAGGGCAGACCGAGCGACGAACATTATAAGCCCACCTTTGCAGATAAGTTCGTGAATAACTCGATTGTTTCATTCGTGTTTGCTCCACTTGCCACCTTTGACCAGATGTTGAGGCTGTTAGGAAGCAAGAGTGCCAACGGTGAGGGTTATCTCTACAATCGCTTCATGCGTGGTTGGGTCGATGCACGTCAGAAAGAAATCAAGGGTGTGCGCGAAAAGTTCGCCATCCTTGATGCCAAAGCCGCAGAGATATTCGGTGGCAAGGTGGAGACATGGGGTGACCTTATCCGTCGAGTTGGCAAGTTGCCGAAAGCCACTGTGTCATTTTGGAATGGTGGTGAAATGCAGGAGCGCGAACTGACCCAAGGCAACCTTATGTATATCTATATGGTTGACAAGATGCTTGACGGACGTATGAAGCTACGCAAGATGGGCATCACCGAGGAAGATGTTGCCGATGTTGAAGAAGCACTTGACCCGAGACTTGTTGAACTTGCCGACTGGCTGCAAGACGAGTTCCTTGTTGAGACACGTAACGAGTACAACGAGACGCACAAGCGTATGTTTGGTGCCTCAATGGCCGCTATTGAGCATTATTTCCCCTTGAAGATACTTGCCAACGCACGTGCAGACAAACCCGAAGACCTTGACAATCCCGACAAGGGCGACGGTATCAGTACAGCCACAGGCAGCATCATCAAGCGTAGGCATAATGCACTTGCGCTTGATATTACAGGCGCAGACGCATTGAACGTGATACTCGACCATGTGGCACAGATGGAACACTGGAATGCCTTCGCAGAGTTTAACCGTGACCTCAACACCCTGCGCACCTACAAGCGTTTCCGCAACCAAGTACAGAACATGACCACCATTTACGGCAGTGGTAAAGAGTTGTGGAGGAAGTTCAACGATGTGTGTCAGATGGCAGCAGGTACATACAGACCACCGCGTGCCAAGCTGGACGAAGCCGCTACGAACTTTGCAAAGGGAGTGACAGCCGCAAAGGTATCGTTCCGCATCTTCACGGCATTAAAGCAGTTCCTTTCCGCACCTGCTTACATTCCCGACGCGAGAGCCGACCACCTGTTGGCAGACCTCGTTAATCCAGTTGGTGCATGGAAATGGAGCATGGAACACCTGCCCATCTTCAATGAGCGTTGGAAGAGCCGCACCAGTGGCGACCCTCGACTGCTCAAATCTGATATGGACTGGAAGATGTGGCGCACTCGCATCATGCAGCTTGCGAGCCGTGCAGGTATGTCGCCTAATGCCTTTGTTGATGCTCTCACCGTCAGCATAGGCGCACATGCTATATACAAGACGAAACTCGGACAATATCTGCGTGACGGTTACGAACAATCCGAAGCAGAGCGCAGAGCCATACAGGATGCGGAGGTGCTTTACAACGAGACCCAGCAGTCGAGTGAGGGCGCATTCACATCCACCATGCAAGTTGACAGGTCGTGGCTTTCAGTATTGTTTACAGTCTTCCGCAATGCCAGCATGTCGTATCAGCGTCAGTTGCACGATGCGGTGCGCAACCTCAAACGCAACCTTACGCCTGGACAGCAAACCAAGAGCATAGAATTTATGAAGAAGCAGTTTGTTCGTGACGGCATCGACGAGGCTACGGCTGAAAACAGCGCAAAGCGGAAGTTCCGTCGCCAGTTGCTTAAAGACATGCTTCGAATAGGTGTCTTTGGTTACGTTATGCAATGGGCATGGAACCTTGGTGCTTATCTGCCTTACTTGTTGGTTGGTGATGATGATGATGAAAAGCAGAAGATGTGGGACGATGTGAAGACGCACACTGCTTTCGGATGGTTGGAAGGCTTTACAGGAGGCGATGTGATAAGCCAAGCAGGAAACATGTTGCTTTCGGGCGATGGCAACCCTGCCTATATCAGTAAAGACATGCCGCTTACCAGCGACATTATGAACGTTTTGAAGAAGTTCGGCAATGGTCAGAGGATGGAAGCCGTGAACGACATTGTGAACCTCATTGTTCAGTCCGGCATTGGCATGAATCCACAGAGTATCACGGACACCGTGCTTGCCATCATGGATGCTTGCGGTGACGACCCAGCACTGGCACATGAAGCCGCCATCTGTGTGTCGCGCATCATCCAAGTTCCGCAGAGCCAAATTGACAAGATGTATTTTGACGAAGTTGGTTTGAGCGGTGAGGAAGTGAGCAAGTACACACCTGCACAGCTTGCAGAGCGTTATGCGCGTTTCAAGGTGAAGCGTGGTCGTTTCTTCACTCCTTGGTCGTGGGACGATGAGGAGCGCATCGGAAAGAATGTTGACAAGGCCAACAAGAGCATCAAGGAACGCACCGAGCAGATGGGCGACAGCAAGGTAAATGAAGCCTACCTGCAATACGAAGAAGTGTATAAAGGTGTGGACGCACAGGTGAAAGCCGCAAAGCAGATGCTCAAGACAGATTACGTCGAAGCTGCGCGTATGATGGCAGATGCCCAACGCGACCAAGAGGCATTCACCACATACCAACTGTTCAAGCAGATGGATGGAGCACTCAGCAAGATAGCCAAGATGTATCTTGGTTCCAAGTCTTCAGAAGAAGCAGCCATTTGTCAGAAGGCGTTGCTTGACTACAAGTCGGCCATGGTGAACGTGTTGAACAGCACTGATGCAGCCACTCGCGCTAACGCAATGGGTGATGTTTCCAAGATAATGCAGGACTTTTCACAGCAATACGCAGCGATGCAATCCACAACTCAATAGATAACAGCAAATAGGTGTCGGTAAGGTGTAACTTTGCCGACACCAATAAAACAAACAACTATGGAAGTAGTATTACATAGGTTAAGTAATGTTCTTGTACCAAACGAGAATAGCGAGGCAGACAGCGTGAAGCGCAGTCGCCTACAGTGTCGCGGCGACCGTGCAAGGGCGCAAGCGATACTCTTGGAGGCTCAGACCTACTACAATGCGATGTACCGTTTCCGCAAAGACCGTGAGCGCAACAAGCGTTACAACTATGGTGACCAGTGGGGCGACATCGTATGTGTGAACGGCAAGCAAATGACGGAGGAGCAGTATATCCTATCACAGGGAAACATACCGCTGAAGACGAACCTCATCCGTCGTCTTGTGCGCAACGTGATTGGTGTGTACCGCAGTCAAGCCACCGAGCCTACCTGTACAGCACGTGACCGTGACGAGCAGCAGCAAGCCGAAACGATGAGTACCGTCTTGCAGTATAACATGCAGTTGAACCGCATGAACGAACTCTATGCCCGAACAATCGAGGAGTATCTGATAAGCGGCATGGTGGTACACCGTAAATGGTATGGCTGGCGCAATGACAAGATGGAGTGCTGGACTGACTATGTGCAGCCCAACAATTTCTTCATCGACAACAACATGCGTGACTTCCGTGCATGGGACTGTTCGTTTGTCGGTGAAATACACGACATTAGCTTTGACAGTCTCTGTGAGCAGTTTGCGAAGTCGCCCAGCGATTATGCGAGACTGGCAGAAATCTACAAACAGGCACGCGACTATGGCGCAAGAACCCATGTTTGGGAAGACTTCGGATATAATCGTGACTTGATAAACACAGATTTTCTCACACCGAGGGACGAGACCCGTTGCCGCGTGATTGAAGTGTGGCGCAAGGAGAGCAAGCCGCGCTACCGTTGCCATGACTACAACAATGGTGACTATTTCAAGATAGACATTGAGGACTACGACATCATGGTCGGTGCAGAGAATGCAAGGCGACTGGAACAGGCGCAGCGTTCCGGCATCCCTTATGAGGAAGTGCCGTTCATCAAGGCAGAGTGGTTCATTGATAGTTACTGGTATTACTACTATCTGTCTCCTCTTGGTGACATCTTGGCAGAAGGTGAGACCCCATACGAACACAAGAGCCATCCTTATGTGTTCAAGGCTTATCCCTTCATTGACGGTGAGATACATTCCTTTGTTGCAGACGTGATAGACCAGCAGCGTTACACCAACCGCCTTATTACCCTCAATGACTGGGTAATCAGAGCCAGTGCCAAGGGTGTGTTGCTCATTCCCGACGAGTGCATACCCAAGGGCGTTTCTCCCGAAGAATTTGCCGATACATGGGCGAAGTTCAACGGCGTTGTTGTCTATACTCCGAGCAAGACAGGTGCGGTGCCGCAGCAGGTGGCAAACAATTCTACCAACATCGGCATCCATGAAATGCTGAATTTGATGCTGAAATTCTTTGAGGACATCAGCGGAGTAAATGGTGCTTTGCAGGGTAAGCCCGGCTATAGTGGCATGAGTGCAGCCCTTTACAACCAGCAGACGCAGAACTCCACCACGTCATTGCTTGATTTGCTTGACAGCTTCCAAGAGTTTGTGCGTGATGCTGCCTACAAGGACGTGAAGAACATTCAGCAGTTCTACGACCAAAAGCGCATGTTCAACATTGCAGGTCGTGTCGGTGTGCAGATTGTCTATGACCCGATGAAGATGCGTGATGTGGAAATGGACATCAGCGTCGTGCCGAGCCAAGCAACGCCAGCTTACCGTGCAATGGCAAACGATTTCCTCATGCAGTTGTTTGAGAAACAGGCTATCAGCCTTGAACAAATGTTGCAAGCAGGTAACTTCCCATTTGCAGACGCGTTGCTGCAAAGCATTCAGAGCCAAAAGGAGCAGATGGCACAGGGTCAAGTGCCGGATGGTATTTCTCCCGAACTCATGCAGCAGGTACAGCAGGGCGTGAACCCCGAAACAATGAAGTTGTTACAGAGGACTATGGGTATGGCAGCATAATTGAGGTTGCGGCATGACCGCGACATACGGAACAATCTTTGTGAAAGGCAGTAATGACATAATTATTGACAAGATTATACAGGAGAACGAGCGGAGACGTTCTGTCATCTTCGCTCCCTTCAATCCTGTTACAGGTGAGGGCAGCATCGGACAACGTGTTGCCTTTACCATTTCTGACTATCCGATACCTACACAGTATTTGCCTGTGGAGATGATGGATGAGCCATTTGTCAAGTCCTTGTCAAAAGCAGGTAGTGTTGATAGCCTTATCCGCAATGTGTTGAAATTGCCTGTCACCGACGAGGCACGCGAGAAAGTTGTTGAGGAGTTCATAAGGGTAAGGGAAAAGCACGATTATCCATTTTGGGCTGCGATGTTTGCCTACATCAAGCGCAAGGGTGGTGGTGCAGATGTATTGTTCCGACTGAACAGACCGCAGCGCAAGTTGATTAAGCGGCTGGAGAAAATGCGCAAGGCAGGGAAGCCCATTCGTCTGATACTTCTGAAAGCACGACAATGGGGTGGCTCTACTGCCATTCAGATATACATGGCATGGCTCCAGCTTGTGCATGAGGTTGGTCTTAACTCCCTTATCATTGCGCATCAGGGTACAGGTTCCGACGAAATCAAGGACATGTTTGACCGCATGATTAAGTCGTACCCTGTGGAAATGCTGCATGAACTTGGTGAGGCATACGCGCCCAACGAGCCTAAGATTGTCGGCGTAGGTAAGTCGGGCAACATTTTCAGAGTGCCGCAGCGTAACTGCAAGATAAAAATCGGTACAGCCGAAAGACCTAACTCCTGCCGTGGCGGTGACTACAACCTTGTACACCTTTCCGAGGTTGCCTTGTGGAAAGAAACCGACGGCAAGAAGCCCGAAGACATTGTGCGCTCTGCTTGTTCGGGTATCTTGTTGAAGCCCTACACCATGATTGTTTATGAGTCAACTCCGAACGGTGTCGGCAATTTCTTCCACAAAGAGTATTTGGCTGCAAAGAAAGGACTTTCTCAGTTTGAAGCAATGTTTGTTGCATGGTTTGAGATAGAACAATACGAACTTGCATTTGAAGATGAGACTGAAAAGTATGCGTTTGCCCAAAGGCTATATGACAACAGGCATAATGATGAAGTGAAATCCGACCGTGAAGAACCAGGTACCTATCTGTGGAGGTTGTGGGAAAAGGGTGCAACCCTCGAAGCAATCCATTGGTATGTCACAGAACGCTCCAAGTACACCAATCATGGTGACATGGCATCTGAGTACCCATCCGACGACATCGAGGCATTCACCTATTCGGGACGCAAGGTGTTCAGCAGTGAGGACGTGGAGCAATTCAGACCAGCATGCAGGTCACCGCGTTGGATAGGTGAAATATATGGTTATGCTGATGAGGGCGAAAAGGCAATAGAGGGTCTGCGCTTCAAAAAGGAGAAAGACGGACGGCTGTTCATGTGGCATGACGTTGAACGAAGTGATGATGAAGAAGTCACTGACAGGTATCTGGTTGTTGTCGATGTGTGCAAAGGTCATACCAAGAATGCTGACTTTGCCGACATACTTGTCATTGACCGTCTGTTTATGATGGACGGAGAGCCGCCAGTGGTGGCAGCGGAATGGCATGGGCATATTGACATGGATAAATTAGCATGGAAGGCCACGCAGGTTGCAGCCTACTACAACAATGCCTTACTTGTGATTGAGAGCAATACCCTTGAAACCAACAATACCAAGGGTGAGGCAGAGTATATCCTTACGCTTATCCATGATGTTTACGGCAAACAACTGTACGCACGCAAGCAGAGCGCAGAAGACATACGACAGGGACTTCCCAAGAAATACGGCTACCATACTAATCCGCTGACCAAGAAAGTTGTTATCTACAACCTTAAAGTAGTCATAAGGGAACACTTGTATATTGAAAGGGAAGAAGCCTGTCTCGATGAATATCTGACATACGTGGAGACAGAGAACAATGCTTTTGAGGCCATGGAAGGTTATCACGACGACCGCCTAATGACGCGAGCAATCGGTATGCAAGTATGTTATCATGAAATGGAATTGCCTCGTATCGTGAAACGAAGTGACAGGAGAAACATCGGCATTATTCAGCGTCCAGTTTCTGCTGCAACAATTGGTTAGTAGGTTCGTAGCGTCTGTGTTGTTTTTTATAAAATCCTTTCTTGATTTTGTAGATTATCTCCATCGCGCAACGTGGACGCATGTAGAATTTGGGTGCAGGTGAGTTAACCACTTTCATCACCAGTTCAAACAGTGAGGCGCATGGACGTTTCTTTCGCAAGTCTATGACACGGTTGTATATCTCTTGGAACATTTCGCGTTTGGTGGGACGCATGGGTCTCAGAACTGGTTTACCTTTCAGCATTGCAGCGACAACCACCATTGCCCGCTCCTCTGAAACCCAAAAGCGCGAGCATGGCATGTTCACAATGATTCCCGAAATTTCGTTGATGTCAATAAAAGAACTATTTCGAACGGCTTCACGAAAGGCTCTCATCAATTCCTCGTTTCGGTCGTCGGTGAACTCCAAGATACAACCATGATATTTCATCAGCCATTGCAATAAGGACGGTTAAACTCTTGAAAATCCGAGTGCAAAGATAGTAAAAAAATTTTGATATACTGACACAAAAGATAACAATTAACACTTTATTAAAGATAGTAAATTTGCCACATGAAATTAGGTAAATCATATAAATTTTATCATCATGGCTGAAACTCAGACCCCAACCACACCAACCAAGAGCAAGCGCGACTTGTTTGGCGAGAGACTGAAAAAGAAATATCCCGACCGTGAATATGCGGACGATGATGCTTTGTTCGGTCAAATCAACGACGATTACGACGAATACGACAACCAGTTGAGCCAATACAAGGAGCGTGAGAGCCGTCTGACCGACCTCTTTTCCAAAGACCCACGTTCGGCACAGTTCATTACCGACATGGCAAAGGGCAATGACCCTTGGCTTGCCGTGATTGAACGTCTTGGCATTGACGGTGTAACCGACCTTATGAACGACCCCAGCAAACAGGCAGAGTATGCAGAAGCCAACAAGAAATATGTTGAGCGTCTTGCCAAAGAAAAGTCGCTGGAAGAGGAGTATCAGAAGAACTTCGCGGAAAGTATGAACCTGCTGGAGCAGATTCAGCAAGAGAAGCAACTTGGCGATGAGACCATAGACGCTGCAATGGATTTGGTGATGCGTATTGCCAATGAAGCCATTGTCGGCAAGTTCACCGCCGAGACCATCAATATGGCACTGAATGCCGTGAACCACGATGCCGATGTACAGAACGCACGCACCGAGGGAACGGTTGCAGGTCGTAACGCAAAGATTGACGAGAAGCTGCGCAAGCCGAAGACAGGCGACGGCACACCGAACCTTGCAGGAAGCAACAACGCGCCTACTCGCAAGAAAACGCAGCAAAGTATGTTTGACCTTGCCGACGAAGCTCGCTAATGGAAACAGTGCAGGTTGTTGACCCTACTCCCATGCAGCCCACCAAGGGCAGTGCAGGACTGCGAACCCAGTTGCCCGGCATGGCGACCACCGTAAGCAACATGGCATCAGCAACAGGAGGCATAGGACGCAGACATCTTATAGAACGAGATAGCAAGTAATTTTATAGTTTAACTTTTAATTTTTCACAGCAATGGCAGAAAATGTAAACGTAAGTGCTGGTGGCGCAATTGCCACAGCCCCAGGAAGTGCCGGTTTGCAGACGCAAGTACCCGGACAGAGTTCCA